ATGCGCGGGTCTACGGCAATGCGCAGGTCTCCGGCGATGCGCGGGTCTACGGCAATGCGCAGGTCTCCGGCGATGCGTGGGTCTCCGGCAATGCGCAGGTCTCCGGCGATGCGTGGGTCTACGGCAATGCGTGGGTCTCCGGCGATGCGCGGGTCTACGGCAATGCGTGGGTCTCCGGCGATGCGCAGGTCTCCGACGATGCGCGGGTCTACGGCAATGCGCAGGTCTCCGGCGATGCGCGGGTCTACGGCAATGCGTGGGTCTACGGCGATGCGCGGGTCTACGGCAATGCGTGGGTCTCCGGCGATGCGCAGGTCTCCGGCAATGCAGACCATATTGTAATCGGCCCGATAGGTTCGCGCAAAGCATATACTACCTTCTATCGCCGCGCAGACGGCGAGACAATGGTTGTATGCGGTTGCTTTCACGATTCGCTGATTGCGTTTGAGGAGCGCGTAGCTGAAGTGCATGGTGATAATCAGCATGGCAAAGCGTACATGGCCGCTATTGAGTTTGTGCGCAAGGTAATCAACGCGAACGCAGTCAGCGAGGAAGAGAAAGGAGACAAACAATGACGCCTGAGGAAGTCAAGAAGGGGCTGAAAAACCTCTGTGACCTGTTTAAGTTCGCGCAACCATTCCGCGAAAAAGCAGAACATGCGCTTGAATACATTGAAGCCCTCGAAGCAAAGGTGCCGAAGTGGGTGCACAAGGAAGATGGTCGTCCGAAGTGCGACGAGAGCAAGAGGGTTCTGGTTTGCGACGAAGACGGATATGTGTATATCACGAAGTATTACCGTATTGGCCACTTTTTTGCAATGCATAGCTTAAACGAAGGCTTGGCTGTTTACTGGATGGAATTGCCTGAGCCGCCGAAGGAGGAAGAAGCACGAAAGACACAATCCGTGAAAACGCCCTGATGATCGCAACACACATGCGCGAGACTGCGGAAGAGATCGAATGGCAGGTCGAGCAGATGAGTGATGACTACATCCTCAAGGCAGACGTGCACCGTGCCGCAGCGAACCGCGAATCGCTGTCCCTGTGGCGCGAGCTGGCGAGATTTAGACGGGTATTGTACGGGAAGGAGGACGCATGACAATTGAAGATCATATCCTACGGCAACATAAAGCCTAAGAGGCTTACCTGTCCAGCCTGCGAAGCAGTATTTGAATATGTGCCGTTAGATGAAGGAAGATGTTACAGTGTAGTACCCGAAGATGATGACGGGATGGTAGGATACTGCGTGCTTTGCCCGGTTTGCCAGAAGGTAATCAAGACACGAGGTGAATTGTGGTGACACACATGCAAGACGGAGACCTGATCAGCCGCAAGGCGCTGCTGGAAGAATACGAATGGCTGATGACGCAGACTTCCGACCACAACAAGCCCGCGCTGCAAGAACATATTGACCGCATCAACCGTCAGCCCGCTGTAGACGCGGAGCCGGTGAAGCATGGACATTGGGAACATTTGGGAGGCGATGAGTGGCGTTGCACGAATTGCGGCGAAATAATACACACCGAAGGAAGCTGGGAAAAGCCCACAAGCAAATACTGCCGTGAGTGCGGCGCGAAGATGGAGGAAGGTGCAGAATGAGCGAGGATTTGATTAGCCGTGCAGCCGTCATGAAGATGCTGCGAGAAAAGGCAGAAAGCTGCAAGCCGTCCATGTTTGACACGGAGAGCGAGTGCTCGATCGCGAAGATCGTTGCACTCGAAGCCGCGCAGGAAGTGTCGCACATGGCCGGAGTAAGCTCGAAATCGCTGAGAAACGAGAAGATAAGGCACGTAGGGCGCTGGCTGAAGTACTGGCGCGAACAGGCGCAGAAAACGCGTCAGGCGCTGTACCAGATTGCGAGACACGGTCATCCGTGCATGGCATGCAAGTACAACGACCACATGCTCGATGTGTGCACGCCGCCCAATTGCGATTGCGTGTCTTGCACGGCAGACTGCCCGTGTTCGCGGTGCTCGATGTACAGCGAGTTTGCGTATGCGTTTGACGAGAAGCCGATTGTTAAGTAGCAATGTAGTTGCAAAAAGTTGCAATGTTAGTTGCAATATTGGTTATAAGGAGGACACAACAAATGACGCTGAATGAGTATCAGGTATTGGCAGGACGCACGATCAACCATAGTCTGTCCCCGGACAGGGCGCAGCTCCACGCCCTGCATGAGATGGCAAGTGAGGTCGGCGAGATTCACTCGATTTTTCAGAAGGTCTATCAGGGACACGCAATCGACGATGAAGCGCTGTGCCTTGAGGTCGGAGACCTGCTGTGGGGCATCGCGGAGCTGTGCACCGTGCGCGGCTGGAACATGGAGGACGTGGCGACGAAGAACATCCAGAAGCTGAAGAAGCGCTACCCGGACGGCTTCGACGTGGAGCGCTCTCTGCATCGGGAGGAAGAGAAATGAATCGCGCACAACGTCGCAAGGAAAAGAAGCAGCTGCCCCGGCTCCAAAAGAAGCTATCTCCCGCTCAGCAGATGAACGCGCTTCTCAGGAACGGCATCACGCCGAAGGATTTAGAAGAGCAATACGCACGCGGGCGCGATGATGGCATTGAAACGACGTTTAAGACGGTCTACGCCGCCGCCTGTCTCGTCCTGCATGAGCTGGAAGGGTATGGCGCAAAGCGCTGTAAACGCTTCCTACAGCGTCTGGATGACACGGTAATCAACGCATTCACCAGTGCGGAGACGATCGACGAAGTGTGGCAGAAAATCGGGCTTGAGCTGGAATTTCACGAATCGTTTGACAGGATACAGGAGGTGGACAAATGAGCGAGATCAAGACTCCCATCAATGCAATCCGTGCTTTTTGCCTGAGCTGTGTGGGCACGCCCAACGAAGTCAAGCTGTGCGTATCTAAAAACTGTCCGCTGTATCCGTTCAGGTTGGGCAAGAACCCTTATATCCAGAAGCGAGAGTACACGGAAGAGCAGCGGCAAGAGATGCGGGCACGTATGCTGCGCATGAGATCGGACAGTCTCGAAAAACCGGAAAATCAGGGCATATTCTCAGACCCTTGCAATCTATCGACCGACGCGCCGGAAGACGAATTTCGCAGTGAAACCAGACAAGGCAATCAGGAGGGATACGATGATCAAGATCGAGAACATTGAAACCTACGGCTGGGAAGCTGCGGTACGCGGCATGCGGAACCCGAAGAACAGCTGGGAAAAGAGCGACAGCTATCCGGCAGTAGATTGCGCCAAATGCGGCAAGATCGAACGTGAAGGACAGTGTCGCAAGGAAGATAGGGACTGTACCGGTTTTGAATGTTTCGCCATTGGTAAAGACGATATGAAACTCATGCAGACATTGGTCAAGGCAGGTACCGACCACGGAAAGTTTATGCGGATGATTGGAATCAGCATGGACATTACGGCTCCATTGTATTGGTGGAAGGAGTTCGACACGTACAAGGTCGGCACGGTTACCAACAGTTGTTCGACGATGCACAAGATCGCTTCAAAAGAATTTGACGTCAACGACTTTAGTCATGAGCATATCGAAGAACTGGAAGGCGACGAATACAATATGTCATACGATTACCTTCTTCGAACCGTTGACATTTTGAATCATTATAGCCAAAAGTACAATGTCGCTTCCGGGAAACTGAGAAGAGAGCTCACAAACGCTGAAAGAAAGCATGCGCTTGCCCAGCAAAAACTTTTCTGGTGGCAGATGATCCAACTTTTGCCATCGTCGTACAATCAGCGGCGAACGGTGATGCTGAATTACGCCGTCGCGCGAAATCAGTATCACGCCCGGAAGGCGCACAAGCTCGACGAATGGTACGACTATTGCCACGTGCTTGAAAAGCTGCCATACTCCGAGTTGATCACGATGGACGGGAAGTAACAATGATGAAGTATGACAAGATTGCGCACGAGGCATACGGCTGCGAGAACTACGCGGCAATGAAAAAGCTGCTGGCGAAATGCTACAAGTGCAAGTACGCGTGCCGCCTTGCGCAGAACGAGAACTTTGTCTGCTGCGCGTACCTGCTGATCACCGGCGAACGTCGCGGCTGTCCGCCGCACGAAGCCTGTACAAAATTTGAGGAAGGGAGGCCGTCACGTGGCGAACCAAGTCTTTGTCGGCATCGACCCCGGTAAAAGCGGCGGCGTGTCGCTGATCAAGATCGTCGAGGGAGAAATCAGCGCGGAGTCCTACCCCATGGAGGCGGTAGAGCTGCCTCGCCTGATGGCAGACCTGATCGAGGACGAACGCAACTACGCAATCATCGCGTGCATCGAAAAGGTGGGCGCGCGTCCCGGACAGGGCGTGACATCCATGTTCAATTTCGGGCAGGGGTTTGGCTACATACAGGGCGTGTTGGACGCAAACTTCGTCCCGTATCAACTGATACCGCCCCAAAAGTGGAAAAAGGAATTTAGTCTGGGCGCAGACAAGGAAGACAGCATCAAGGCATGCAAGCATCTGTTCCCGCATGTGTCCCTGCGCCGGACTCCGAAATGTGCCAAAGACCACGACGGCATGGCCGAATCTCTGCTCATGGCAGAGTACGCAAGACGAAAATTTAAAATGGAGGTGTGATAAATGGACTGGGTATCTTTCTTCGGAGGCATGGGCGTTCTGTTGATCATCGAAAAGCTGGTCAACAAGATCATGGACTATCGACGCGACAAGCTGATTGCAATGGTCGTCGCGGGGATGGAGGTGGACGATGCGCCGGAAGACGAAGACGAACAGCCGGGCAGAGACGATCCTGCTTGAAGCATTTTATGCTGAAGGGCACATTGCACGCTGTCGCGAGCGAATACAGGCGCTGGAAGATCGCCGGACGAGCATCACGCGCATGTACGGCGGCGAGACTGTCCAGACCTCAGCCCGCCCGGACAAGCTGCTGGAATCCATTGCGCAGATCGACGAGATGAAGGCAAAAATCGACAGGCTTCTGAACAGCGAGCTGGAAAAGGAGCTTCGCGCGGAACGCCTGATTGATATGCTCGAATACGACGAAGAGAGGGAAGTGCTTCGGCGCTTGTATCTCTCTCATGAGTCGGTCAATGAAATCGCGTATCATCTCAACTACGTCGTTCAGACCGTTTATAATACTAAGTCGCTTGCGGTCAAAAAGCTGGAAGCGAAGCTTGCGGAAGTGGGCGATGTGTAGTGTCAGCGTATGACGAGTATCCGCAGTTTGACGGCCTTTCGTCCTCCGAAATGTCGCGTCTCATCATCGAGGCGCGGCTTTCGCGGACGGACATTCAGATCGCCGCGTCCCGGCTGGTCTGGGGTATGGAATATGCAGACATCGGTGCGGCGGTAGGCATGGACAGAAGCGCGGTTTCCAAGCGCCTGCGTGGGCAGATCGTGCCGCGAATCGAAATGGTAATGACCGAGTGCATGTAAAAAATATACGGGACGTAGGCTTCAATCGCCCGCGTCCCGTTCAAATCTCCCCGAACAAGAGATTTTCTTAATGCTGATATTCTATCAAAAAAAGCCAAGCTCGTCAAGGCTTTTTTTCTTTTTTGCACGCTTTTCCTGCAAGTATACTTTCGGAAATTGTTTTTCCCGCCAATATCGCACGCTTTCCCGCGCCATTCCCTTCCGCCTGTCATAATTGCATCGAGGTTGCAACCCACATTATATGACACGGAGGTACAAATCATGGAATGGACTGCTGGACGTGGTACTCAGGCGCTGGGTATCATCGGTACTGTACTGGGCGGACTGGCTGTGGCCGGTGCTCCGCTGGTTAACGGCCTTGGCCGGAACGCGAACGACGTAGACAGCAAGCCTGTCAGCCGTTACGAAGCCGCTCAGGCCGCGCGAATCGCCGAGCTGGAAACGGAAGTCAAGCTCCGCGACGCGAACACCTACACCGACCAGAAGCTGCTTGAGGTCTACAAGTACTTTGACGGCAAGCTGGACGGCGTGAATCGTCGCCTGTGTGAACAGGATGTATGGAATGCCGCGCAGACCGCTACGATGGGCGCGATGGCGCAGCAGATCGCGGCTCTCAATGGCATGACCAAGATGGTCATCCCTAAGACCAACATCTGCCCGGAGCCGATGGATCGCTACAATAGCTGGACGGCTCCCACCACCACCGCTACTACTGCGGCCTGAGCACAACCGACACGGCGGGGCAGCAATGCCCCGCCGCCTTTGAAAGGCAGGGACACACATGGCGACCGCAACCGCAAACGACATCAAGACCGGCGTGGGCAACTGGCTGCAAAGCAGGATCATGCCGCGGCTGGACAACAAGCGTCAATTTCTGCTGGGCGTGGTATACGGCATAGCCGCCGGGAAGATGGATACAATCATGACCAGCGCCGCGCAAAACAGCACGCTCAAGGCGCTGGGAATCATCCACGAGGACGGCACGGTTGATATTGACACTCTGTACGACGCGGCCTTTGCTCAGCTACAGGCGCAGGGCAAGCTGACGATGGATATTCCGTTCATGGGCAGCTTCGCGTTCACCGCGGACGATTTACGTGATTTAAGACAGTGTATTGGAGGATGATACAATGATGGGAATCAAGCAGGTAAACGACGAAATGTATGGTAATGTTGCGGAGGCGAAAGAGAAGATTGAAAAGGCCTACGCATTAAAGGATTCCTGCCCGGAAGCGGCGGAATGGTTCCGCGACATGGCAGATGCGCACATACGTTTCAACGACGAGGGGCACGCCGTCGTCGAACGGATGATCGAAAAGTACAAGTCTACGGAGGCATACCGCTCGAATCCGGAATACGCCAGAGGCATGACGGATGCGTGGAAGGCCATACACGCGGAAATGCGCGCGCAGTCTGCAAGGGTTGCCGCGATGATCAATCAGTACAAATAAAAAAAGCCGCTCAGGGAATCAATCCCTAAGCGGCTTTTTTCATTATTCAGTTGTGTGGTTCTCGAAATACCAATCCACGGCAGCTTGCTGTGCTTTCTTGTGAATGCCGACCAGTATCTTATTTTGGTCTTCAATCGGCAGCTCTTCAAGCGCGTTGGCCTCCTCATTAAAGAGCGTTTCATACTCTTCAATGTACGCCGCGTCGAAGCCGGGCCTGTCTTCTTCTGACACTTCATACGGCTTCTTTTCGGAAGACGTAGACTTGTATTGCGGATTTGGATACGTCTGCGTAGAGCCGGTTCCAGTTTCGCTCTTCAGCTCGGTGGCCAGATCATAGCCATACTCAAACATCGGCTGCACATCGTCAACGCCATAGCCAAACTTGCGCGAAAGCTTCTGCGGAACCGTATACGGGCTAATGACTGCCTGACGGCCAACCAGACGCGTAAGGAAGGATACATCTGCGCAATAACGATCATACCATTCATTCAGCTCGTCGTTGGCGGCTTCCTGTGCGCGCACAATTTCCTTCTGCTTCGCGACCACCAGCGTTTCCTTCTCGGAGGCGCTCAGTGTCTCGTTCGCGTTGATTGAATTGATTTCGCCGTAGATTTGCGCGACCGCCTGATCGGTGCGCTTAATCAATCCGTTCTGAAAGTCAAGCGCCTGCTCATAAGCTTCTGCCGCCTCTGCCGATGTCAAGCCGGGCTTTAGCTGTCCGCCGATTAGGCCAGCGTTACCGTCGTTAATCGTCGTTTCAATGATCGTAGCCAGCTCGTCATACGTGCCGCGAACCTTATTCGTATACGCCGGTTCGAGCGTCAGCGAATTGCGCCACGTAGTCCAAAATGCGCGCAGCGGATTCAGGTTGCCGTTGGCATCCGGGGAAAGCATCGGAATGAGGAACTGCCCGATAACGCCGGTGTTCTGCTGAAACAGGTATTTCAGCATGATAGGCGAGGCGAACTTGCCATGAGCGCCCATGGCGCTCAGTCGTTGCGCCAGCATGTTGAAAAACTCCGGCATATTGGTGTTCGTTCGGTTGACTTCGCTCAGCTTCTGCTTATAGTCAGACTCCATTTGTGTACCGTACCACGTCTGATTCAGCAGGACGTCAATAAACGAGCTGAAAATCGACGTGTCCGGAATCTGGTCTAAGATAATGTCATAGGCCGTTTTAAGCAGGTCAACCGAAAACTCATCCTGATACTCTTCGCCCAGCGTTCCGGCGGCGAGGTTGCGTCCGAACGCGAACATGCCCTTCGAAAGCGCGTCCTGTGCAAGCGGCAGACGAACGAAACCGCGCGCGACATCGTTGTCAATCCAATGAAGCGGGAACAGGAAGAAGTCGTTCTTCGTGCTGTCAAGCAACCAAGAGTATCCTTCCTTGTCGTCGTCGTCTCCGAACACGCCAACCATCAGCACCTGCAATACGCCCATCAGCGCATTGTTTATCGCTGTTTTGGCGAGACGTGTGCCCAGTCTGCTACGTTCGCCGCTGGAGAACATGCGCACCTGCTGATCAATGCCCTGCACCGTTGCGTTGAAAAACGGAATGGCCGCAGACAGGAAGGAACCAACGCCGCCCAAACCCCTGCGCTGGAAGTCAACCGTTGCTTCCTGCGCGTTCATGAATGCGCGCTTCCTGCCTTCAAGCGTTTTCGTTTCCTGCTTGCCAAAGCGATACTCGATCAGGCGGGAGTTCATCTCGATGATGTTGTTCAAGTCCTCCCACGTCATGGCTTTCCACACAATCGATTTCGCCGTTTTAAACGCCGTCGGGTTCTGGCCAAGCAGCTCTTTCCGCAGTCCCTCCACGCTCTTGTAATCGCGCGTGTTGTACCGCTCTGATTCGCCGCCGCCCAGCGCACGGTACTGCGCATACGCTTCATCCGTTTTCAATCCGCGCTGTTCTTTGATGTAGTTATCGGCTGTGTAGACGAAATTCTCCATCCATTTCGCAACGCCGCTACCGTAGTTGCTTGCCCACGAACCCCAGTTAATAGAGTGCTGCATGTCGCGAATTGCGTTTTTGACGGAAAACATCGGGTTGATGCCGGTGGTCAGACGCGCAAACGTATTCGTGACGCGCTTCAACCCTCTTGCAAACGTGTTCAGGTTGCGGCCATCTCTGCCAGACAGCAGATTATATAGCGACGGGTCGGTGATTTCGTATCGTACAATCGCGCCGTTTTCCAGATACACCGTCAGATTCTGTCCGTCTGAGCCTTTCTTCCTCGTCATCTTCGCCATGTTGTCGAAAACGTCAGCCGGATTAAAGTTGTTGGACGGTTCAAGATACGCCTGTATATCTTGCGACCATTTCTTGTACTCGTCAACGCCGGATACAGGTACGTATTTGGCAATTGCGCTCATGCTTGAGTTCGTCTGGTACAACTGGTGGAAGGTTCTGGCAACACGATTCTGCTGTGCGCGGTTTACGATGCTCTGAATGTATTCAACATACGTGTCGAGCGGGTTAATGACATCTCTGCCGCTACCCTTTGAGCGCTTTACCGTGCCGTCCGTTCCTTCTTTCCCGAAACGGAAATGCGGAACGTAATTCGCGTATTTCGTCTGCCATACAGCGAACTTTTCCTGCGGCATGAAACCTTCTTTGACGTACCAGTCCTGCATGAATTGCGTCCACCATGCGCGAATTGGCCTCACCATGTTTTTAACGCCGGGAATCTGCTGTTCAATCTTTTTCATTTCGGCGGCTTCCTGATACAGCGTCTTTTCCGGGAAGATATAGATAGGCGCTTCTACGACTTCGATTTTGCCCGTCATTTTGTTGCGTTGAGTGCGCGTATTTTTCCGTGTCTCCTGCTCATGCTGTAACAACATGTAGGTGAAAACCTTCTGCTGATTCTCCGGTGTTACGCCAGCATTTTGCAACACGTCAGCAAAGCTATCGCCGCCGCGGCTGCCGTCCGGGCGCACATATTCGCGCGTGAGGATAGAGTCAGACATGCGTTTGGCATAGGGCAAATAGCGCGCGGCAAGTGACAGCGCATCCGTGCCGGTTATCCGATCAACCGTGTTGGCGGCAAACGGCGCGTTCACGTTGTTAATGTAAAAGTCGCGAATCAATCTTCGCATAGACTTTTTCCCTGCGCGCTCTTCATATCGATCACGCACGCGGTTCATCGTCTGCTGCACGTCGGACAGGCTGGAGTACGTGATGATTTGCGCGCGCGCGTCCTCGATGGCCTTAAACATCTTCTCGTTCACAAGGCTTCTCAAATTCGAGCGGAACGCGGGGTCAGTATTGTCATCTGTATGTGTCATGTATTCCGCAAATTTCATGAAGAAGTCAGCTCGCGCAACGCCTTTCATGTTGAATTTGTCGCGAATTGAATCATACACATACTGTCCAATGCCAAACAGGCCAACCCTCAAATTGGAGATGCTGTTTTCGTCAACAACAATCGTCCTTGCCGCTTGGTCATAGTATCCCATGATCACGTCGTCTTTGATATCTGCCGTGTAGATTTGCGTGCCCAGATTCGCCGCCAGCGTCTTCAGAATACGCACGGGGTTCACCTGCTCAAACGACGTGCGCGTGTCACGACTGCCAAACAGGCTACTGAGCTTCTTGCTGTACAAGTCCTGCAACAGATCAGCCGCATTGTTGTCACGCGCAAAACTAATGAGCGCGTCTAAGCGCTCATCTTCATCAAATCGGACGGAGTATTGCGGGTTTAGATTTTCCCCTCCCTGCGCAGTTTCAACCGTTCCTCGTCCTCCTTCAAGTACGCCTCCCGTTCCTCCTGCGGCAAGGTTTGAAGATACTTCTCCCGTTCCTCCCTGTCCTTCCAGCCCTGCACGATTGCCTGTAACATCATTTCCTTCATTTTGCCCTCGTACTTCATTTTGCTGTCCCCTTCCTGCAATCTGCATGATTTCGTCGTACGCGGCATCGATTGCTTTGCTCTTGCTTATCTTCGATTCTGCCAGCTCAGTCGCGTATTTGTCCAGTACATCGCGCACCTGCCTGCCAGTATCCGTGCTCAGGTGATAGCTTTCAAGCAACTGCAATGCGGCCTGTACCGTCTGCGCATGCGCTTTGTTGGCTTTCGCGTCCAGTACATTTTGCCCCACTTTTCCAACTTTGTCAACCGTTTTGGCCTTCGAAAGTGAGGAAAATTGTCCGGCTTCTTTCGTCATGCGGTTTTTAAGGCCACTCGCAATCTGCGCACGTTCGGCAAGGTTCGTGTTGATTTGCTGGAAAAGCGCGTCATCAAACGCCAACTGTTCACCTTCGCGCTCGACAGGAACGGCGCGCTGAATGTCCTCTGCAAGATACCGCTGTTCCTGCTGTGTCAGATTCTTGCCGTGCATCTCTTTCAGGAAAGTGTTCTGCCGCGCAACGTCGTCCGCGAACATTTCACCCATAAGGGCGCCGGTATATACGGGAATCTCGCCATTCACAACACGATTGAACGCGTCCTCGCTCAGGTTCGCAATGTTCATACCCTGCTCGACGATGGTTTCGTTCGTGCTCAAACCATACTCTGCCAGCTCTTCGCGCGTGAATTCCGCGTCTCTGAACAGCTTTGCCGCGTCAATCGACGTGCCGCGTCCCTGTGAAAGGTTGCGTAAGGCAGCATACACACGTACATCAGCAGGCGTAAATCCGTCAGCTTCCTTCAGGATAACCGCCGATACTTCCTGCACGCCGTTACGCTTTGCCAAATCAAGCCTATGGTGGCCGTCAGCGACGTACAACGTGCCGTCAAGGCGCTGGTGCAGGATAAGCGGCTGTGACAAACCGGGCTTATAATCGCCCGTGAGCGGCTTTGTAACGCCTCTTTCATCAACGTCGCCCTTAAACTGATACGTATCCGGGTCAACGTTAATGTCTTCAACCTTCACGGTTTCGGCCGTCGCATCCGACGATAACAGCTTCGATACGCGCTCCTTCGTCGTAGTCGGCACTTCGGGCGCAAGCTTTCCGTCAACCGGCGTATCGAGCGTAGCTTTCCTTTGCTCTTCCTGCGCCGCGCGTTCTTTCTCGGCCTGTGCTTTGGCTTCCTGTTTTTCTTCGGCAATCACGCTCCACATAGCACGGCTTCCCGCATTGCGGTTCGATACGTAGTCGGCGTTTTCCGTCGTGCGTTCAATGGGGGATTTCATGGCGTATGCCATTTCAAGCCCCTCTGCTTCAATCGCATTCGCAAGCGCACGCTGTTGCTCCGTCACACCACTGAAATCAACATGCCAGCTACCGTCCTTGTAATAAAAGGTGGGCATGGTTGACGCGTTCTGCCCTTCAAATACCACGTTGTCAACGTCCGGGTTTTTCAACGCTTCAATGTATTCGGAAACGCTGTTTGCTTTCACTTGATAATCAATGTATCCCCACCAACGCTGTGCCACCTCTGGGTTATTGGTGAAAATTCTTGTAGTTGCAAAGGGAATGCTATCATTTCCCAAAAGCTTTATAATGCGATTGGCACTCTGTGCATCGTTCACGTTTTCGATTGTGATTTGCTTTCCCTCGCGTTCCGACTTTCGAAAGTCGTACTTTCGCTTCGTGTAGAACTTCGGGTCGGAACCATCAACCGGTGCATAGGCTTTCGCGTCCGCTTTTGTATTTGCCGCTGCATAGTCTTCATCGTTCATTTGCGTTTGAGCCTCTTGCGCGGCCGTCGGTGTTTTAGTCTTTTCCTGCTCTACAGGCACATTGGTTGTTTCATTTTCTGCAACAACCTCTTCCTGCTGTACAGGCGTTTCCTGTTCTACAGCGACTTCTTCCTGCACGGGTGCATCCTGCCGCAGTACGTCTTCTGCCGTGAGCGTATCAACCGGCGCTTCTACGCGCTCGCCAACCTGCTGCATTCCAGCAACGTCAACACTTCCCGTTTGCTGTTCAAGGCCAGATGCGCGGCTGAGCGCCTCCGCAAACGTGTCACGCATTCTCGACAGCTCGCGATACGCACGCGCGGCTTCTTTGCCGCCATCGCGGGAAAGACGGATCCCCAGTGACTTCACAAGATCGGAAATCTTCCTGAAAATCTTGCGCACAACGCCCTGATTTTGGGAGGCGATTCGGTTAATCACATACGGGTCAGCCTTAAACAGCACCTGTCCGACCAAATCGCCGAACAGCTCCTGCCTCTGCTTTTCGTCCGTGTCAAGCCGGAATCCCTCGTTGCCCGTCTCGTCTGCCTGCTTGTTGTAGCGGTTTTCAATCGCCTGCAAGTCACTCTGGATTTTATCAACGTCGCCGTTGTAATACCCCTCGAAAATCGCATCGCGAATTTCGGCATAGTCGGGCAGGCCTTCGAGGATGTGCGTCAGCTCGTGTCCGATCGTCGCGCGCATAGCGTCCATCATGGTAATGCCGTTGCTCAGGTGAATGGTCTTGCTGTTCTTGTCAACATAGCCCTGTGTTCCCGCGTCGCTGAACGTGTCAAACTGTAGCTTCCAGCCGGGGACGCTGTTCGCAAACTGCTTGCTAAGACGCTCCTGTTGCGTGCCGATGTACTCCGAAAAGTTTTTACCATACTTCAGGATTTTGTTTTTAACAACATCCGGGTTTCCGCGCGCGCCTTCTTCTTCGAGGGATTCGGCAATCACTTTCGACGCATCGTTCAAATATGCGTCAACTCTTTGCTGTTCCTCTTCCACACGCTTCTGCTTTTCGAGAATCTCTTCCTCGGCATGCTCCTGTCGCACACGCTGTTCCGCTGCCGCTTGCGCTTCATTGAACGCCTGCTGTTTGATCGCGTCCAACTGCGCTTGCTTCTCGCTGGCGGTCGTCTGCGCCTTGTCGAGCAGCTCATTTTCCTTTTTCAGCGCATCAGCATGTTTGTCAAGCTCTGCCTGTGCGTCCTGCATGCTGGCAATCGTATCAGTGGACGGAATCTCTTCGTTCATCAGGATTTCGGCTTCCTGCTGTGCGCGCGCCTGTGCCGCGTCATATTCCTGCTGCGCTTCGCTCTGCTTCCGCTTCTGCTCCTCCACTACCTTCTGAGCTTCCACTGCCTGCTGGCTCTCGGCGCTGTTCTTAATGCCGTCCAAGCTCTCCAAAAATCTGTTAAGCGTATACTCCTCAACCTTATTCTGGTCAACGATTCCCCGCCAACCTTCGGTTTCCACCTTCGTTCTGAGCGCTTCAAGATCAGCTTTCGCCGCTTCTACGCCAAGCTGAGCCTGTTCATACGTAATGGCCGTTTGCTTCTCGTATTTTTTCGCCCATCTTCCAAGCTGGCTATCGCCGATTGCGCCAGTTACAAGCGTCAGTATCGCGGAAACCGGAATCGCGTCGACGGTAGTTCCCCAAAACGCTTCAGGCGTATACGTTTTTCCGGGCAAGATTTCCGTATCCTTTGTCGCGATTGATACAACGGCATTTTGCCAAAGCGCTTCTCCACCTTCCTGCAAGCTTTCGGACAGAGTACTCAACGTAAATTCAGTTGCTTTACCACCGAACCATGCAAAATTCTTCCATGCGTTTGACGGATTCAGGCTTCCTTTTTTAATCCAGTCTCTTACCGCGTTTCGACCGTAGGAAGCAAAATTATCTTCGTCAACGCCCTTCATTGCACCGCTTTCAAGCTTATCAAACATGAAGGATTCCATAGCCGTGATTCCAGCGCCGTACAATACAGACCACGCCGCCGCCTTGTCATGCGACAGCCCAAACTTGTCTTCGAGCAGTCGACCGAACGTTGCGCCTTCAGTAACGCCATAAGCGACACCGGAAGCCGCAAACGACGCGGCTGCGCCGCCGCCAGTCACCGCCGTCAGCCCCGTAACAACAGCCATTCGCGCGATATTATCAACTGCGCTAACCATTGTGTCATATCCGTCCAAATATCCCGGCGCATACTTTGCAACGTCATCACGGTTTCCCTGCAAGTACTTTTCGCGAGATTCAATATACTTCAGTATGTCTTCTCTCGATACATCGTATCCAAAATCGTAAATGTCACCGGAGTATGCCGCGATTCCCAGCTCTTCGTCGCCGTACAACTTCGTTCGCAATGCTTTTCTGCGATTCTCGTCAGGGATAACGCCGCTTTCGTCGCCAACAGCATTTTCGATCATGGCACGATATTCTGCGCGGGTCATGTTTGACCGTACATAAGCTTCAATGTCACTCTGCGTGTTCGTATAAAAGTAATAATCAATTGCGTCTGCAAAGCTCAACGGAACGGAAACAAGGCCACTCTTAGCGGATTTCCACGCAACCTTTACGGGTGCTTCGATAAGACCCCAGCTTTCCTCTTTTGGTGCTGGTTCTACCCCGCTAAACTCGCTTGCAGTATTCGACTTGTAGCGTTCGGAATCCTCCGTCATTATCTGGCCAACGCTGTTGCGGGCAATTTCAATTGCATCAAGCACGTCATACGTTTCTCCATCGTGCTCTACCGTAGACGTTCCTTTGCTGCTGGCTTGCATAGCGTTCTGGTACAGCTCGTTGAATTCCTCCACGGCAGAATTGTATTCGTCGATCTTTTCATCTGCTGCCGCTTCTGCGCGTTTCTGCGCACGCGCTTCAAGCTCAGGATAACGCTCATAAAACTCGGTGAGATTCTTGAAGCCAAGATACCTTGCCGCGCGCATATCCTCGTTGTACACGCTCATTGCCGCCTGCTGTACATTGCCGGAAACAATACTCGCCGAACCGGTTCCGAATTCCATCCAAGATGATACAGCCGTCTTCTTGCTATAATCCTCCTCATAGCTGTATCCGTTTTCGTACAAAATCTCCTGCACATAATCGTTTACTTCAGCCGACGCATCTGCATATACAACATCCTTTGAGAAGTCTACATTGAAGGTGTTGATTTGTCGCATAAGCCGCGTATCGTCGTCTGAAGCATTACCGTTCCACGTGTTCGTCTGCGCTGCAGAGTATTGCGCGACAAACTCGTCCTGTACCTTCTGCTGATACACTTCCATCTCGGCGCGATTCTTCTCCAGCGTTTCATCCAACACGCCGATTGTGCTATCATATGCCGCTTTATCACTTTGCAGATACTCTTCCAGCGTCAGGCCAGCGGCTTTCGCCTTTTCCTTTGCTTCGGCAACGCCAATCAGGAACGCGGCATTATCTTCGGGAGTAAGTACGCCGTCCTCAACACCAACGTCCGCCCGCTGGATAGCGTTCGCGACATCCTCGCCAACACCTGTGCTGGTAAACGTGTCATTCCAAAAGGTTTGAGTCAGCGTGTTTTGACGCGAATCATAATACACCTTTTCGGTTTCGTCGTAGTGCTGTTTCTCATAATACTGTCTGCCGCCAAACAGCTCTTTATTCGAGCTGATAAAGCTTCGCGCTTCCTCGGACAGGTTTTCCATCGGAGTGCCGTTCTTATACGCCGCAATTTCGTCCTCAAGGTTCGACATGGCAGTGTTCTGTTCAACCGCGCTCTTGCCAGCCAACGATTCCTTGAACGCAATCACGCTGAAGGGAGCCGTAGACGTAGAGCCTGATACCGACTTTCCAGCCGGTTTTTCAGTCGCTTTCGACTCTTCCTTCGCGCTCGGAGCTTCGGTTGCGCGCTTTTCTTCACTCGCCTGTACCTTTTCCGTAGGCTGTTCCGGTGCTTTCGTAGGCTGTACGCTTTCCGTTTCAGTGGTTACACCTGCCGCCGCTCGCAACGCGTTCACCTCGGTTGGCGTTACATTCGTGTCCGCCTCAGCGTCTTCAACTTCCTCCGTCTGTCGCGTCTGTTCCATTTTGCGCGTCTGCGCCTCAAAAATCGGCATGGAGAAATCTACCGAATAGCCCAGCTCAAGCGCCGCGCCGCGCCTGCGCTTGTTTTCCATGCTCGCAAGCGTCGGATAGTATTCGGCAAACGTGCCGTCTTCCATTCGACGCGTAATCATGGCTACAACTTCATCCGCGCTCTTGCCTTTAAGCTGTGCATTGCGCCACTTGTTCAGCTTCTCCAGCTCTTGCGCTGCCTTATCAGCCGTTTCAACCGCCGTCGCAATCTTCTGGTAGTCCTTCTGCGCCGTGCTGTCTCCGTTCAGCAGCTCGCTTTTGTGCGCTTCGAGCCATTTGCTGTCAAATGCGGACGTGTGGTACTTCGAACCCAGCTCAAACAACGTCGTAGCTTGACTGTAGGGCGCAAAGTATTCGCTCGACGGGTCAAGAGAAGCATACGACTTCGAATTCGGCTTGTATACATTTCCAACCCCATCATTGGACCCAATGAGCGCCATAACGTACGAGTCATCGCCTTTGAGCTGATAGTCATTCCGCGCCGCCCAGATGTACGCGGGAAGATAATCCTGCGAATAGTTCACGCGCCGGTTCAGCGTCAAAGGTGCATTCGTTCGCTTGCCCTCGTCCATCTTGGACAGCGTAGGATACTTCGACATGTCAATCTTCCTCGAAATATCGCTGTCGCTATATCCCTGCTGTACCATCATCCACACGTCATTCTGAAGCGACTGAAGCTCACTCTCCGCTTTCTGCGTAATCGCCTCGTCATCCTCCAGCATGGCAATGTAATATGCCAACTGCTGATTCGCATCCTTCGTATTGCTCGAAATGCTGCCGCCGTAGTTGTAGCTGATCTTGCTGTAGTCAACGTTCTTCTTCAGGTCGTTGATCGTGCTCTGCGTAATTCCATCCGACAGGTCAATATTGTAGTACTTCTTCAGGTTGTCCACAATATTATAGTTCGTCGCGCGCGTATACGGATTGTAGTACGGCATGGTCGGGTCGGCGATCGCGGCGTTCAGTGTGTTTCGGAAATTGATCGCGTCCATGCCCTGCTGCTGCTTTTTCGCCGCGTCCGTTTCCGCTTCGTATGCCTTGAACATGTTGTTCAGTTTTGAATACGCTTTGCCGAGGGACATGTAATCGTCTTTCGATGGCTGCGTTTGAGTGGACATATTGGATGCATTTCGGTTCAGCACGCTTGAGAAGTTCAGCATATGTTACCCTCCAACGTTATTTATTGCGTTCATTTTTTCTTGGTATAATACTGCCGTTGGCCGTTCTTATCTATGTAAGAGCCATAACCCGAGTTCCCGGGAATGCTGTTCATTTTATAATAATACCCGGCTCCGGAGAAGAGATTGCGTTTCGTCCCGTCTCTGCTTACAGTATTGAGATTGTTCTGTTTTCTGTAGTCGTCGCTGTTAATGAGCTTGAGTATCGAATTATCCAGCAACGAACTGTAATCAGTGGTTGACTTTGGAATCCCGCTGAGAGCACCGAGAGTAGCATTATTAATAAGATTATCGCTGGGCGTTTTTTTACCGCCGTTGCTACCACCGCCGCCCCCGCTGTTACCCATATTATAGAGCTGAAGCAGGAGCTGATTCCGATACTGATCATCCGCGAGCTTCCTGTCCCTGTCTTTGTCGCGCAGGTCGACAATCGCGTTCGCGATGTTCGACTCATAGTTGCTCTGAAGCTGCTGCTGTCCTTCCAGACCGGCGCTTCTTGCAAGCCCCTGCTGTGCTGCCACATAGCTGGAACGCTGCATACCGGCGCTCAGAGAGTCTCTGCGCGCCGCAAGGATGTTCTGTTCAGTCTGCTTGCGCAGTGCCTTTAGGCCGTTTTCAAACTGCTGCTTGTACATGCCCTCCGCTTGCGAACGAATCTCTTCATCCGTTTTGGGCGTGTAGTTTTCCTTTGCGCTGGCTTCCAATGCCTTTTTGATTTCTGCTTGCGTCATATCCTATACCCCCTTACTCGAACCAAATCTGGTAGATGATCGCATTCGCGGCAGCCGTGCCAACCTTCATGTTCGCCTTTGCGTTCACAATGCACTTCAGGTTTGTGGCAGACTTCACCGCGTCCGTCAGCGTGATTTCGTACACCGTCTCCGTCGTTGTCAGCGTCTTATCGCCGCTCAACTGCCCGCCGTTGCTCGTGGAGTACGAGTTCGACGCGCTGGACGGCAGCAGACCGAAGTTCAACAGCGTGTTCGTCGCACTGGTCTTCTTCGCCAGCACCTTCAGCTTCGTCGCGTCGGTCGGAATCGTCACTGCCGCCGACGTACACACATGCGCATTGTACGGGATGCTGTTCGTACCCGTCAGCGCCGGGATGTTGATGCGCATGGTATTCGTCTCCAAAATGCCCTTCGCATTGCCCGTGTAGTTCGGGCGCGTGAACCCATTGCTCACAAACGTATATCCCTCGACCGCTCCCTTGTCGTACAAATACGTCTGCGTGCTTGGCTCCGGCTCATCTGTACCCGTGTACAGCCCTGTCACAAAGCTGCACGCCAGCGAAATGTACGTCGTATTGGCCAGCGATGCGCCGGTCGTGTTTCGAATCTGCACATTGCCGTTGGTGTTGATCGTCAGGCGCAGCGCGCCAGCGTCGGACACAATCGGCACGGCGACGCGATACTCCGGCCTGTACTTCTCCGTCAGCGTAGCAATGGTCAGCACGCCTTTGTCTGCCAGCGCGCTTGCCAGCTTGCCAGCGCCGCGCAGGTACACAATGCCGTCAATCATCGTCGCGCCGAACGGGTCTGCGTCGCCCCAGTTCACGAAGCTCTCCGTGGTGAACGTCTCCCACACAATCTTCGGCTCTTCCGTGGTCGTATCGGTAGACTTGCTCTCCGTCTCCGACACGCTCACGATCTCCTGATTCATGCCATTCAGCACGTCCATCAGCCGCAGATAAAACAGGCGTTCGCCCGTGTCGCGCCACTCCTGCGGCATATCAGGCAGTAATACAGACTTCATCACGCATCACCTCAATCGTAGTCCAGTTCCAGATTCACCGTGACATTCCCCAGAATCCTCCACGGCGAAATCTGCGCGGGTGTAGACAACTCCAGCCGGAAATAACGCCCCGTGTTGTTAATGTGCACACGGCGCGGCTTGCCGTTTGTCAGAGTCACTGTCTTTATCTTGAGCTTCTTTTCCGTGCGAATGCCAACCGTCATCTGCGTGGTCAAAGGAGGGTTCAACAGCCCATCCGTGCGCGAAGTCTCCATCTCAGATTCAAGCACGCAACACGTCGGTGTGGAATTGCCAACCTTGATCTTGAGCCAGCCGCCGCCGCGAACGAGCACCAGATATTCGTCCCCTCGATTATTCCATCCAATCGACGATGTTGAATTGGGCTCATATGGGTGGAAGGTTGCACTGTTTCCGGCAATCTTCACATATTCCTTGTCCTTGACGGTATCTGCCGTCGTATATGTCACGCCGTCCACCGTCATTTCCTCATTGATCACAGCTTCGCTTTCTGCCCTGCTTCGCTCCATGCGCAGGTAAATGTCAAACCCGCCCTTGATCACGTTGGACGCAGATAGATTCTGATAACCGGACTCATAGTAGAAGGGAAGGGCGGTCAGCGCCGCTGTTTCGTCCACTCTTCGGCGGGTCACAAGCTGTCCGTCCGCATTCATAAACAGCGCGTTCGTTTCGTCACAAGTCCCGCAAAGAAGCATCGTCGTACCCGTGTCTGAAGTTCGCAGGTCAACGCTGCTCGTCTGCCGAACGTTGATTTCACCCGTCATCGTGTTGTACTCAACCAGCACGCCGCAAACACTGTTGTCCATAATATTCAGCTGATATGTCAAATGCTTCAGATAAATACAGTAAATATGCCTGTCCATCACAGCGAAATCATCCATATGATTCCCTTCATACTCGCTGTATCCACCATATGCAGATGTAATGTTGGCAATAAAACCCTCCGATATCGGCGCAACTTCATAGCCGTTGTATCGTAGAATGTCATCGTTGCCCATTATATACATATTCGAGCCGAAGACAACCGCCGTATTTGGAATCAATTCCTGTTCACCGTACTGCTGCGCAAAGGAATAGTTGGATGGATTCGTGCCAGTGACACGCCAGATGCCGTTTGACTTGATCGCCAAAAGCGACGCACCAAATCGCTTCAGCATCACAAACTCGTCGCCGTTCCAGTTTGGCTGTTGAATATCGCCTGCACCATCTGCCGGTGACGCATCAAACTGATCCCAGTTGAACGGGTCATTGGGCGCGGAATACATCAGCTTGTCCGGGTCGGTCTCGATCATCGTTCCCCACAGACGATCATTGTACAATTCAATCGCGCCGAATTTGATTTCGTTACTTGTATTCATTGGCTGCACATGTACTTTTACCAACGCCAATGTATCTGAATCCAGCGGAGCATACAGACAGGCAAGACCGAACTCTTGATGCGCAATGAACAAGCAATCAACCGGAGCATCAAACGGCTTGCGCACGTTCACAGTGTCGGTCTTTAGTTCGTACACCTTTCCGTCTTTATCTTCATACATTGCGCTTCCATTTTCAACGTACAGTTTGAAATAGTCGTATGCCGTATTATCGAAATAGTAGTACTCCGCGCCACCCTCAATCGCTGTCACAATCGCGTCTGTAAGCGTTTCAGGCGGGGCGTAGTTGATTTCGTATGCGACGCAGCACGGCTTGTTTGTAAGGTATCCAGAGCTGATCAACGGCGCATTTGTATTGGCACACGTCCATCCACCGGACGGAACCTCTATATCTTCGTCGTTATCAAACTCGAATTGCTTATACCACACACGCCCATCCGCGTCAACGAATACCATGTATTCGGCGCTGGACTGAACCATCGTTCCGTCCTTCAGCCGGAAACGCTTATAAAGCGTGGAGAGAGCAGAACCGCCGCTGTAAGCAGACGCACCATTTGCAAGAACCATGTTCGTATTTGAAGTTGGATTGAAAAATGGCACAAGCGGATTCATCGACATAATCTCGCCCTTATACGTGATAAATCCGTACCCGTCATGCGCATATGACAGGCTCAGATTATGCCCGCTGCCCGCCTGACAAACGCCCTTGAAGTCGCCAAAGGTCAACTGCTTCTCATAGATATTGCTGCTCATCTCCGCACCGTCCTCATATCAACGTACAGGTTCTTTTGATAGCACGGCTCGTCCTCGTGCGAACGCGCGCGCTGAAGCGCAAGCTGAAACATCTGCCAAAAGGCCATGCCACGGTTCTGCTTCAGCGCATTGCCGTTGCGGTAAATCATATACGACGCGTAGTCTGCCAGCGCCGGATGCAGCCAGTCGGGGAGAGTGGGTGTGTCTGACGCAAGCGCAAGCGTAGGATACTCGTCCGTGCCCACGTGCTTCTTGTCATACGCCATCGTCAGCAGGTCGTATCCCTCATTGATATACCCCTCGATATGGGGCTGAAAGTCGCCCAGGTCATCCGCGTCATTGTTCGTTTGAAAAAGTACGCGGTTTCGGATTTCGGTCAGCGTCATACACACCCCTCCTCACATCAGCAGAGAATGTTCTCGCCGCGGTAGCGGCCGCTGTTGCTCAGCGCGACGTACACTTCCCACGGCACGGCAACCGGCTCGTTGCACCGCACCTGATACGTCTTGCCGTTCACAATCACCGTCTCGCAGGGGTTCTTAAGCACGTCGCCATCTTCGCCAATCAGATTGCCCGAAGCACGCAGGTTAACCATGATATTTGCTTCGCGTCTCACTTCGTCAAGCGTCTTGACAGGGGTCTCTTTTACCGCAGTATTCGCCATAATATCCTCCTTATACAGAAAAAGGGCGGGAGCCTCAAGCCCCCGCCCGGTGTCGTTATTGCAAAAAATTAAGCACTCACAGAGTGCTCAACGCGCACGCCATACGCGTTCTGAAGGATGCAGGCCGTGAAGCCGTCCACCTTCCACGCAATGGTACCGCGCTGGTTGAGCGGGTCTTCCGCACCGGACGAACCGGGTTCCTTGACGATCGCGCGGATGTTCTCGCCGTGGCCGCCCAGAGAGACGATGCCGCAGTAGTCCATGCCGTAAATAATCGTAGAGTACACATCCGCACTGGACGCGCCGCCAGCCTGCGAATACACCTTGTCGCCGGACGCATACGTCCAGTCGGCGGTGGTATCCACGTATCGCAGCGTCATGACCAGATTCGTGCCGTCGTCCACGCAC